CACATTAACAGGAGTACCTGAATCAATATACCTAAGTAAACTGTATTGATCTTCTGTGGGTAAAGCTAAATCTAATGTTGCTGCTAATAATGCAGTACTATTTGTTTCAGTAACTGAAGACCCTTTACCTTCAGCAATTGAGTTTGAATATAAAGTAGCTGCATCTAGCAACTTCAATATATCTCTTTTATTTAATGTCATAGTATATTTTATTTATGTTTAGGCTGCAACCCCATTTCTGGTTATTTCTATAGTATCTAACGTTGTACCTTTAGAATCTATTAATTTATATATTCCTATTGAATATGCTGTTGTAGTAGCAGTAAATCTTATAGGTATTTCAGTAGCTGTTCCTGATATACTATTAGGATTAACTGTAGCACAATCAACCCCAGAACTGAACACAACTTCAAAAGTATCTGTCTCTAAGCCACCAGCATAACTAAATAAAGTTGAATTTACTGTTTGCCCAATTTCTATTGTCAAGTTAGCAGCTTGAATCATACCAGTACCAAATGCACTTCCTTGTTCCATTATAACTCCATCAACAACTCTCATAGCCATAGCTACTCCATTATAATCAAATAATACATTATCTGTTATACCCCCTAAAGTATGAGTATGATCACTCCTAGAAGATGTTTCTGCTACACCTGTACCTGCATAGTTAACTCCTATAAAAAAATGATACCTATCTTCAGCAAAAGATTTAAAGAGAGTGTCTACAAGTCCTGAACCAGGGTCATATTGAATATGTATACTACCATCTATATTGTCTAAGGTATTTTGCCATGTTGATATATCTGTAACGTTCACATTAGTTATATGTCCTTCAGAAACATCATAGCTTGTATGTACTTTTAATCTATCTAAAGATGTAGTTAATATTCCACTATCTAAATGAGTTAATTCATTACCTGTAAGGACTAAAGGACTAACAGCAGTTAAACCAACCATCAAATCAGGTATGTTAGTTAAATTATCCCAATGTACTTCAGCACTACTATCTGTATTTAATTCTGTTTCAGTATAGTATCTATTATCTAATTGCCCTGCATTCAGTTCAGCTCTAGTATAGTATGAATCAAATAAAACATTAATTTCAGTTTCTGTATAATAGATATCATCATGTGAGTGATTACCCTCAGCAACAGTACCTCCAATAGTACCTAAATCTAAGTTAAATCCTGTATTCTCTGTAAATACATCCTTTTTAGTTAATAACAGTACATCTAACTCCGTTTCTGTATAATACCTATCATCATGATTATGTAAAGACCCATCAGCAAATAAACTTAATAATTTATCTATTGAATATGTATATGTAGGAGCCGTACTAAGAGTATCATCTATGACTGCACTCCTAGCATCATTATCATTGTAGATATCAGTTTGTTCTATCCATATAGCACTAACTCCATTAGTCGATAATATTTGTCCACTATCCCCCATAGGGAATGTCTCACTTATTATAGCATCCGAACCTACAATCTTAAACCATTCAGAAGTACTATATGGGTCTTTCTTAAACCTTACAAATATAACACTATTAGAAGTACCAGATACTAAATTCTTATTTATATCAGCATATTCAACTTCAATACTTATACCAGCAGCCCCTTTATTACCTACATCTCCTTTAATTCCCTGGATTCCATCATCTCCTTTATTCCCTTGAGATAGTACAGGATTAGTTATTTTCATAGGACTAGTCCATATATCTCCCTCTCCTACTTTAAATTTCATCCACATATGATAGGCTACTAAATTACCTTCACTATTTTCCTTTACAGGTATAAAATTAGGAGACCATTCAAATACACCATCAGATTCTTTTGGGTATATATTACTACTCCAATCCCATATAATATCTGGGCTATATAAAATATATATACCTTCATTTATGTTATTCATTCTTCAATTTTTAAAGTTTTCCACTTATCTTTCATTCTTATTCTAACTATATTACCATCAGTGTATATACTTCCTACAGTATCTATTAGTTTTTCAACACTTCTATTATGTAATATATTAAATATGCCATTAAACTTAATTACTTCGTCATCTTTAAAGACATTAGATAGCATCTCTTTACTCAAAGAGATATTACTTATCTTATCTTCTAATTCTTTAAACTTAGCCTCATCTTTAATTAATAACTTCAAATCCTTTAAAGATACTTGATACTTATTCCCTTTAAGAGTAAATACAAGGAAAGACAAATCCTTCCTTGTATTATCAACCTTGTCATATAAATGAGCTTTAGGTGTTGACTTACTATTATCCATGAGTAATTATTTCGCCATTATCATCTACAGACATCTTCCACCATTGACCTGATGGAGCTCTATAATAAGATCCATCTACTTCAACTTTAAAGTCTCCGTAAACTTGTCCTATAACTAATCTCTCATCTAGTTCATCTTGTAACCCGTCAATTTCAGGTATAGTATGTGTATGAGGCGTTATACCAGTACCTACTGTATCTAATATTAACTGTTGTAAATTAGCTACATTAGTCTCAGGTTTAACTATAACCTTCTGTGCATCTCTAGTAATCTTAATATCTATATAAGTATCAGCATTTATATCACCTTCTATAACAATATCTCCTGTTATATCACCTTGATAGTTAAATCCTGTATATTCCCATACTTCAACCTTCTTTACTACGTTGTCATTTAACCAACTTAAATCAGTAGTATCTATAGCAATCTCACCACCATCAAACATTAAACCACCGGCACTCTTGAGTAATACCTCAAGCATGTCAGTTGACTCATCCATTTGAATACCTTTGGCTATATCAGCCACATTATGATTTAAATGCCACCCTTCTATAGTATGATTAGTTACTTTTAATCCTATAGAATCAAAATCTAATGTCTTATGATCAGTAGAAAGCAATATCTCAATACCAGTAGAGTTATCTACCTTTAATCCTTTAAGTTCATTAGCTACATCAGGGTTTAAATGTATTGCCAATATCCCATCATTACCTGCTATATAAGGTTTAACTTTTACTTTATTATCAGCTATGTCAACTATAACAGATAAATCATCTACATTAACAAATAAACCAGTGGCATCAATAGCAAGACCATAACTAGTTTTCACTTTTATATCATCAAATCCATCAGTATTAGTGAATGTAACTAGCGCACTTAAATTAGTATCAACTAAATCATTTACATTAACCATAGACAATATAACATCCTCACCATCTACGCTGTTAATATCATTTAATCCATTATTATTGAATGCAGTTAATCCATCCCCTATAAAATCTACAACATCCACTTGCAAGTCAGTGAACCCATCACTGAGGCTTGTATATGTCTTTAACCCAAACCCATCAAAGTCATCTACCTTAATAAATAAGTTATTAGTCTTATATCCTTCAGGACCTACACTACCTTCCTCTAATCCATCACTGAATATGCCATCCTTAAAGTGCTTAGGCTCTATACTGTTCATCTTAACTCCTAAAAGAAAAGAAGTAGCATTCATAGCAATAGTACCTCCATCATCCGGAGTAATACTATATAAAGGACTAACATAATCAGTCATATATAGACCATCCAAATTAGAAGTAACATAATCTTGTGTTGGTGCCATCTTATAACTATCAGCAGCTATATTAGACATTATAACCCAACCTAGTTCAGTACATATATAAACATTACCTCTAACTCCTTCTCCAGTTTGACCTACCCCAGCAGTTTCCCCTGGATAACGCTCATCAACTACTGCAGCTATAGCTTCTATACCTCTAGTAACTATCTCATGATTTATATCTATACCAGTATTACCTACAGTTAAGTTCCCATCAACAGAACCTGCAGTAAGTAACCTAGTAACATTAACTCCATTAGATATACCTTCCTCAGCATACCCAGTAGGAGCAGTTATAGCTAATACCTTATTAACTTGCTCACTTACTGTATTAGCACCTTTATTAACACCTCCATTGAAGGCTACTACTGTACCTGCAGCAGCTCCAGACGTAGTTATTCCTAAAGCCCTTGAATCACCTGACTCACCACTCCCTATAGGGCAAGTTACATAAAACCCAGTAGTACCAAATACTGTACCAACATATCCATTAGATAAAGAAGAAGCCAGAGAAAGACAAATATCCTGTATACTCTCCGAACCTTTTGTTGTATAAGTACCTATAGTCAATCCATCAACATCAATTGTAAATACATCACCTACAGCTCCCGTATTACTAATACTAACAGAACCTTCCGATAACACTTCATTACCTATATATATAATACCAGCTGGCAAATCTTCTGCATCCACTTCAGTGAATGTTACTGACTTACTTCCATAAGACAAAGACTGTTCTCCTATAACTGGGCTATTAAATACTATAGTATCCACCGATAGGACACCTTCTATTGCATCAGTACCATCAGACTTACCTAAACATAGGTAGGTGTTTCCAATGCCTCCAACTACTGGTGGAGTAGTACCTGTACTGCAACTTTTGCACGATGTATCAGTACTACATTGTGGACATTGTGGTATCTTATTCAAATAACCAGCAGAAGATATATTTAAACCCTCTCCTTTATCTCCTTTATCTCCAGCCTCACCTTTAAGCTCTAGTAAATCATATAATAATACAAACTTACTATCATCTTCTGTAATATATTTTTGATACAATTTATCATCTTCTACCTTAAACACAGGGGTTAACCCATCCTCAGGAACTATCTTCATAGGTTTCTGAAAATAATCATCTCCTGCATGCCTAACTCTTCTATACTTATGACCTAATAACGTATTATTTAAATTATTAGGGTCTGGATGATTTAAAGGCTCAAACTCAGTTTCCCAGTTGTTACCATCCCCAGAGTACTGTACTTCTTCTATAAATATATATTTACCATTCTCAAATAAAAATATACCTTTATTAAAGTAGTCTTTACTCACATTAACTAAACTACTATTCTCTTCACTCATATTTTAAAATTATCTGTGTTTATTATAGACATAACTCTATTTAATTTAAGAATTAATGCGTTAACCTTGTCATTATCAAACAACGAAGCTGTCATATTAATAAGATTAACATATAATGAACATGCATAATAGTAATTAAGCATATCATCAGTCATCTCATTACTTCTTACATACTCATCCGTAGCAACATCATCATTAGGCATAAATTCGGAGAGTTCTTTTATCTTTCTCTGGATTGAAGTAAGTACTACTACATTTATTCTACTATCCTCGACATTATTAACTCTTACAACAATAGTATAAGTACCGTCAGGTATCTCTAGTCCTTTAGGTAATCCTAATGTATTACTATCAATTATATATAGCTCACTTTCATTTCTATTACTGTACATATAGCCAAGCACATCTAGGTCTCTAGCTGAGTCTTGACTAACTATATCACTTAAAACATCCAAACTTATAGAGTGGACTACAGATGGTAACTTAGATACACTATTCCTAGTCTCATCATACACTATAATCCTATAAGTATCAATTAATCCTGCTTTAATATCCATAAAGTATAAACAAAAAAAGAGTACTTAAATTAATAAGTACTCTAAATTTACATAATATGTAGACTATAAATCTACACCTGCACTAAAAATGCCATCAGCTGCTAAACTTGAACCTCCATTACTGACTGTATTCAGTCCAGTAGTTATAACACCACTACCTACCATAAAAGCATTCAATACATTCAAGAAGCTATCACCATCAACAGTATCAGCTCCAGTTCCTGTTATGATATTAGTACCATAAGCAGTTCCAGCTGTACTATCTTCTATATCTTGATAGTTACCTCTTTCAGTAAATATTGTTATGTTCTTAGAAGAACCATTACTTTCTCCTAAGTTAATCTTCTCATTACTATAAAAATCAATAGTAATACCTGAATAACCATATCCATTCTTTGTCTCTTTAACATACTGAGCAAATTCTCTATGAATACCTGCATCCCTAACATTACCTTGATAGTAAAATTCTTCAATAGATACAGACTCATGTCTACCATTACCTAAATCTATTTCAAACCCAGTGCCACTATCTGTAAAAGTAGTAACACCAAAATTGTCTCTTTGAATATGAGTGAATGTCTTAACATAATCACCAAATCCAACATTAAATTTATTAACTTTACCTTCAATCACTATACCATAATCATCAGTAGTAGTATCGGCAATAACTCCTATTGCAATACCGGACTGAGTCATATTTTGATATTCTTTATCAAGTATTACTATATTATTAACAGTATCTATCGAAACAGCTTCATAAATACCATTAAGTTCATCTCTATAAGGAGTTCCAGTCTTACCAGGAATTGAGTATACAGCACCTACAACTGGAGTTCCAGTAGTATAAGATATAGCTTTAGAACCTTCAATTACTTCACAACCACCTAATCCAGTACCTGGAGTTGCATCTGATATAACATTAACTTTTATATTAAAGTTAGTTATATAATCTATATTTGCAGCATATTGATTAGCTAATGCTTTAGCAACCATATATTGAGTAGTACCTGATAAAGGACTCTTATATACTAATTTATGAAAGTCAAAATCATTTTGTATGGCTGACCCAGTATTATCATACTCTATAATTAAAGAATAAGAATTATCGTCTACAAGATCAATTGACCCAGAAGTACCATTATACCCTAATGCAACTCTTTGTTCTTTTGATTGTCTAAACTTAAATCCTTTAAAAGAATTAACTTTATTCTTTTGAATTAAGTCAGTCATATAAACTCCACCACCTGTAATTCCTTGCATTAATTTAATACCAGAAGCTGCTTTAGCTTTAGCTGCTGTATTTACTATATTACCTCTTTCATCTAATACTATAATTTCACCTGCTCCTAAATTAATAGCTAAATTAGCAGGAGTCAACCCTACTGTTCTAGTACAATTGGAAGCTACAAGTACCTTTTTTACTTCTTTTTTATTATGCATTCTTGTTGTTTTTTAAACTATTTATTACTCTTTATAGGCTTACTATTAGCCTCAACTTTAGCTTTAGCTTCAGTCTTAATTACAGTCTCTTTCTTTAGAGGGCTAACAACCTCTTTACTTTCTTTGATTGAAACACCTTTAACTTTCTTTATTGTAGCTTCCAATCTAGTAGTTAAGCTTTCAAGTTCATTAACTTTACTAACCAGTTCATTAAATTTTACAGCTAGTAGATTAAATCTAGTGTAGTCAATCTTAGTTTTGTTCCCTAATTTAGAAACTTTATTGATTTTCTTTGTCATTCTTATCTGCAATTTGTATTTTAACTTGTTCAGGTAATCTACTTGATATTGCTTTAGCTACAGCCTTATCTACTATCTCAGTATGTATTGCTAAATGTAACTCACAATTCTTTTGATTTGCTGGACTTATTGTATCAACTAATATTCTATTAGGTCTTTTAACATAGTGCATTCTGTACTTCTCTATTGTCCAATCCTTACCAGGAATTAACATAGAACTTCTAAATGTATTAATAGTTAAATTTCTACCAGTCATATCAGAAGACTTACCAGTAAATCCTGTTAATTGCCCATCAGTAAATTTAGTAGATATAGTAGAGCCTTCAGTACCTGCTATTGTATAGCTACCAAAACTTAATCTCCATATCTTATTATAATAGGGGTTTTCATAAGTATTGTGTAATTTAGCATAATACTCTTCATGAGTTACTACTTCAACAGGAACTGCATGTTTAATCACAGTGCCTTTACTAGTCTCGCATGAATCAGCTATAACAAATAAGCACTCATCAGGTACCCTAACAAATACACCATACTTGTTTTCACTTCCAGCATTAACACCAGTATTATTGATACTATCTACTTGATAGTCTAAATCAGGAGTCTCTAATCCACCGTTATCTCTATTACCTAATATAAAATCACCAACAGTACCATCACTCTGTACTCTATTGAATGAAGTATGTGATGTAATTAAACCATCAAGGTCTAGCCTTCTTTTAACATCAGATTCAAATCCTTTCCTCTTGATATTCATATCAGCTAGATACCTCTCGGTTATAAACTCATCCATTGCCTCATTTAATAATACAGATTTCTCTCTATCGTCAAAATTAACGAGGTTGTAGTTACTAGACCCTAAACGTCTAAGTAACTCAGCCCCCATTGTATTGGCATCCATATAATTTAATCTTTAAGGGCAGCCTTGAACTTCATATATTCGTCCTGCTTACCATTGTTTGTACTCAAATCCTTTATGTACTCTAATACCTCAGATATTCCATTTCCTATTAATCTACCATCTCCCATACCTAAATTATAATCAAACCCATTTCTATTAATAATCCCTCTTCTTAAGGCTTTATATAAAATGGCTTTAGTTTTATAATCATCTGCTTCTATAGTATCTATAAATTGAACAGGGTAAGCCTCAGCATAATTAAATAAAGTAGCTTTAGCTGTATTACTATTCATCCCAGTAGGAACTTTTTTAGTGTCTCCTTTATAAATTACCATTAAAGCATTCAATATAGAAACATCAGATTTAGCTAATTCAGAGAATAATACGCTAGCTTTTATTTTACTATCTATAAGAGCAACTTTATTTTTATCAGCACTTTCTTTATTTTCAATATAATATACATACTTAGCATCCAATCTAGTTTCAAAGCTACTAGCTATATCTTTTTTATTGGCTAGTAGTATTTTATACTTAATAAAGTCAATATAATTACTTAAATCTAATTCAATTGGATTTAACCCCAATTCAATCTTAAATCTATTGTTTCCTTTCCAAGCGTTTAACTTACTTTGTACATAAGGGGATAACCATCCTTTAGGTCTTGAACTATCTAATAGTCCTTCTAACTCTTCTCTCTCTTCCTTAGAGAGTACTTCGGCGATTGTATTATGTTTAGTTAATGGAGCATCATACGTACTAAATGAACCTTCAAACTTTAAATGTCCATTCTTCCCTTTAGGGATGTGCATTGCATGGTTTTCTTCAATTAACTTTACAATTACAATTTCATTTCTCAAGCAGCTGTCTGACATTCTATTGTACGTTTAATCTATAAATCATTGTGTTGTTAGGGTTCTTAATTACAGCCATAAATTGACTCATTCTTGACTCTACCCAACCATCTTTCATTGTGGCTACATCTTTAACTACTTTATCACTCATTGGAGTGTAAGGGTCTCTCATACCTTTAAGTACACCGGTAATATCTTGTGCAGACTTAACATAATTAAGCTTGATGTTATCAGTTCCGCCAGTTTGGCCTAAGTCCATAATGTGATACTCATAACTTCTAACATAACCTTTAGCAGGGTGTCTCACAGGAGTTCTGTATTCATCATCTAACATAGGCTCCAATCTAAAGTCAATATAGAATCCAGCAGGGTGCATATAACGTCTAAAGCTATTACCTAAACCTAAATTCTCTCTATCACCAAAGATATCCTTATTATCAACTCTTTCCCATCCTTGAGCTTTCTCTGAGATCGCGTTATGAGCTTGTAATAGTCCATAAGAACCAGTACTAACTACATAATGTGTCTTATCTGTCTGGTTCTTACCAACTCTAAGCCTCATTATGTGGTCTGAAAACTCATCAATATCAAAGTCATTATAATAGTTTAGATTAGCTCTTTCCATTTGTTGTACTAAACCAGGACCTTGTATTACATTCTCTCCTGAGTGTCTATCGAAATCGTCATAACCACCATTCTTGTTCATGTTATCTCTACCCCATAAGATAGTCTTATTCTTCAATTCTTTAAAGTGTAAGTCATTAACCCATGTATCATAATGTTCCCATGTAGTTAATACATTGTTATTGTCATCTTTCCATGAAAATGCAACAGGTCTGTTAGCCATATCACCACCAGCTTCTCTTTCAGTTCTAGTAGAACTCCAGTTAAACGTGATAGCATAAGGACTAGTATAACTAGCTTTAGCACCTTTCATAGAACGTGTCATAGGTACAGAAGCACCATCTCTACTCCATAAAGTACCACTAGCTAATTCACTTGCAGGTATAAAGCTTTCAATAGGACCAAATACCTCACATGTATAAGAATAATTAGTACCCTCTTGTACAGGTCCTTCTATAATCTTAACTCTGTATCTGTCATTCATACCCACAATCTCATGCACTTCACTAAATAATGGGTCAGTAAATACCATATTAAACCTAGACTTATTGATACCAACTCTATTCATATCATCAGCTCTATAAGAAACAAGTTTAGTATTACCTTTAACTTCACCATATATTCTGTAATTAATAGGGTCATCTGTTTCCATTACCCCTACATTACCTCCTAATACAGTCTTTAAATAAGAATCTAAAGCCATACCTGTTGTATTTACTGAGTGTAAATAAGTCATAGTATCATCTCCCCATACAGGGTCAATAGCTCTTATCTTTAATAAATTGTTTTTGTCTGTTAGACCATTCCACATTGGTTCTGGTCTAAACAAAATTCCGTTTGCATTAAAACTCATAATCTTAATTTAATTTTAATTTATTCATTATTAAACTCCTATTATTAGACTTATCTCCTTCCTTTTTGTAAGGAGACTTACTAAAAGCCTTCTCTATGGCTGCGATACCATTACTTCTCTTACTCTCAATTAATTTACTATCTGCTTTACTGCCTATTTTATTAGCTATAATAAGATAATTAATCTCAGCCAGCAGTCCAGGGTCTTCTTGTAATGCCTTCTCTAAATAAGAAATAGGTCTTTTATTTCCTCCTTGCTCTACAACTTCTACAGGTTCTAATACACTCTTTAGTACTTCTGTTTTAACTTTTTGATTAATTTTGTATCTATCAGATAATAAAGTATTCACAGTAGACTCAGTATTATTAACCCAATTATCATATTGTTGCTTTCTCTCATTACTTAGTCTTATATTTTCTTCTTCTTCTCTTTTTATTCTAGCTTGACTAGTAACAAGTAATCTATCTATAGCGACATCCCCTTCTAACTTAATACTATCAGTATCCTCAGCAGATTCTATTCTTTTATTTACATACTCTTCACTATATCCATCAGACATTAGACTTTGCTTTATATACTTTTTATAAGTATCAGTGTCTAATTTAGCAGTCTTAGCAGCCTCTAAATCTTTAACATTAAACAAATCTTGCTTAACTCTAGAAACATCCATACCTTTATTACCATACTTAATCAACTCCTGTACTTCATTAGGGAGTCCTTCAAGATAGTTACTTATGACATCCTCATCTTTAGCATCAAATGCTTTAATAAGTTCATCAAAATTATCTACTTTACTATCCTTATCTAATACATTATTTTCTATCAGTAAGTCAGCAGTTAATTTAGCATAATTAACAGTATCATCTGCACCTTCTGGAATAACCTCTTCAGTAGGTAAATTACTATTATCAACTTCTACAACTTCTCCATTAATTACAGGAGAAGCCTCAGTATCATCTATAACAGTATCTTTTATTATACTTGTATCTTCTTTGTTAGGTTCAGTAGTATCGGTAACTTTGTTATCGTCTTCACTAGAAACCATTAAATCTTTAATTTCCATAAATTAAATATATCGTTTATTTTGAACTCGTTTTTATTCCTTTATTATTACAAAGGTAAAAATTTAACATCGTTTAAAAACCATAAAAAACCGTTTTTAAAGCTTTTTTTGAGCAGGTTTCGATGAATTTTGAGACTTTTGTCGAGCGACAATTTCTTTTTCTTTTAACCTCAATTCTTCTTCTTTCAATCTAATATCCTCTTCATCTTTAAACTGCTTCATATTCAGTTCTCTATTCTTAACCTCATTTGACATCTTTTCTTTTTCAATTTCTATATTATCTTTAATACCATTAGAGTTGTCATCTCTAAAGTTACTTCTTTCATCTGTATAATCTTTAGCATCCAGTTCAATAGTCTTAATGTCTAATCTACTTTTAGCCCTTATAGATTCTAATTGTAACTCAAGTTCACCTTTAAGTTTTATTTTATCCATCTCTAATTTAGTAGTAGCCTCTATCTTAGCAACATCGGCTTCATTTTGACTCTTAGCTGCATCCTTAGCTTTCCTTTCTTTCTCATCTTCAAGTTTCTGTGCTTCAACTATCAACTCAAAACTATTATTAGTTTTAAATATCTTTATAAGCTCAGAATAAGTAATCTGTCCATTAGGTAATCCCTGTACTACTGCATTCTCTAATATACCTACAAGCTTCTTAAACTTCCTTGTATTAACAGGAAATAAATCTATCTGTGCATTACTAAAGTCCTCATTAGTGCCTTCAAATACTGAGTAAGAGTAATCATCTAATATAGCTTGAAATGCTACACCACTCTTAAGTAATTGTCTACCTGTATTAAGTAACAAGTAATTCAAATCTAACATTATCTGCTCATATCTATCGAACCAATACTCTGTAATATGCGAACTACTTACTCTACTCCTCTCAACATTACCAACTAACTCTCTCGTCGAAATAGAACCTAATCTTTGTGGTGTTATACCCGTAATCTTAGAAATCTGTTCCTCAGCCTTAGCTATCATATCTAGTATATGCACAATACTACTACCAACTTCCATATCTAATGGTTTAGAAGACGTATTATACATACCAGCCAATTTACTTTGTGCTATACCTTTATTACCAGCTTTAAAACTATCTTTAACTCTTACACCATGTTGTTTCATATACCTCATAACTTTAGGTACATCCCAACCATCAGGTATATTATGTAAATCTAATTCTATTATCTTACCAAAGTTCTTACTTAATATATCTTCAGCTCTAGCAAACAACAAGTTAATTAAATACACATAAGGAGATATTAAAGATACCATCGAACGTGATTTGTTATTTACAACATTAAAGTAGCCTCCTACATATCCAGAGTAACTCTCAAATGGATTATCTGGAGATATTACTCTAGGTTCTTTAACACCTTCACCAACAATAAGTTCACCACCAATTAAAGTGGCTTTATACCATTCAGCAACATATCTAACAGTAAGCTCCTCACCTTCATCCTTATTTACAGTATAGTATTCACTTACATAATCATACTTAACTTCAGCATCCTCATCATAATACTTTCTTTTATATATCTTTCTAAATCCTTTCCAAGAGACATCTACAACTCTTATATTACCTTCCGAATCAGTTAAGCTAGTATTACCTACACTTTTACCTACCTTAAGAAATTGATATGCATTGTCTCCTTCAAAGGCTTGGTGATATAGATTATATTCTGCCGCAGAAAGCTTACCACTTCCTGTTGCAGATGTTAATGTATTTTGTAATATATCACTAAATACAGATTTAGTTTTTATATACTCACCATATTCATCTATAATTTTACCTCTAGGTAAATATCTAACTTCAGCTACTATCTCAGCATCCTTTACATTATTACTGTTACCTGACCTTACTGTATAAGTATTCAAAGGATTACATCTTCTTACAAAAATATTGTCATTTCTAACCCCCACATAAAATATAGCTTGCCCTAATATAAGAGCTTCCCTCATACCTTCAGTTTTCAGTCTAGGAATATCATTAGTCTTCTTTATAATATTAAGTAACTTATTAGCACTTTTCTCTAAAGTTGACATAAACCTATCTGGCTGTAACGCTCTCATACTTTCTCTTAATTTCTCTTTATCTTTTATCTTACCACTAAGTGCATCTTGTAGTAACTCGACAGTCTTCTGTCTTCTTTCTTCTGATTTAATAGACAGAGAATTTACATCAGTAACTGCTACACCGTATTCTTCATTTCGTTCTAAATACTCACCATGTAATAAGTCAATCTTATCTCTTATTACTGCAAAGTTCTTAAAACTAGGAGTATAATTAGCATTAAATACTTTCATAGTATCAAAATGCTTCTTAAGTTCCTTAACGTCTACAATACCATCATATAAATTGAGATTAGTTTGTTTTTCTTCATTTGTTAAAGAAATATTATTAACCTCACTTAATGCCATTGATACAGCTGCTAATGTACAGTCTTTAAACCATTTCTTAGTCTTATCCTTAGATGAGACTTTCTGAATAGGTAATTTTTCCATATTTACAAAAGTAATTTATTATACCCTCAAAATCAAGTCATCAATGTTTAATTTAGGGCTACCCTCACCTATAGAGTCATCCCAAAACGAATCTTTAGCTGGGTCATACACTTCATCTTCTTTATAATTCTCCATACCTACTATTCCTTTCTTGGCTTCATATAAAATCATTAACATACCTAAAGCACTTACTCTATCGTAGTTATTACTAGAATCCCAAGCACTCAACTCTTGTAGTAATGCAACAGAGTTTATAACATTAACATATTGAACTAACTCATCCTTAAATATCTTATCTAATAGCCATATCTTAATTAATCCTCTAGCATACTTATTTATATTAGTAGTTCCAGGAGTACCATACTCTCTATCATTAGATACTTTAGACATTTTCTTTATTATTTCAGGGGCAGGTTCTAACAATCCAAGCTTACCTTTCTTCTCAAAGTACCATTTCAACCCTAGTAAGTTATTTTCAAAGTTAACAGTTGCATTATAATACATAGTTAAATACAATACTTGTTCATAATACTCAGCCGCTGTCTTAGGTCTACCTGTATATTCGGCAACAAGCATCCCTGTAACAACATTCATTACAAAGCAACTACCTAAACTCATAGTTTCACTACTATCCTGGTCATAAGGGTCAACTCCTACTATATATAATCCTTGAGGTACTTCACCGTCAACCTTAGCAGGTACATCCCATATCTCTATAGCACCCTCATTATTACCACCTTTTGCATGTGGAAAATTCCTAACTAATGGAGCAGTTAAATCATCTTCAAATACTATAGCTTTATTCCTTATCTTCATAAGACCAACTCTACTAAAGTCAACCTCATTAGATAATGTAAGCAAATCAGCTAACCTATCATCTAATTTACGTACCGGAAAATCATTACCATCTACACGTAATAAAGCATCCTCAGGTCTAAGAGGTCTCTCTGACCTCCTTTGTAAGATAGCTGTAGCATCAGTACCTAACACTTCCATATTCTCTAGCTTATTGAACTCTACCTCGTAAGCTCCAAGTACCTCAGTGTTACCATCCTTATCCATGAATGCATTAATATTAGAATAGGAAGGAGCAAAGAATCCAGTCTTCTGATTTTCTCTTCTCTTCTTACTCCATATATTATCTATAGAATGTATATTATATGCAGCTGGCTTAAAGAAAAATTCATTTAATGTCTTATATGATACCATCTTAGAACCACCAGTACCAAATGCAACCATTAATCCATATGTTACACCATCCTGCTCAACACTCTCACGTGCTATTTGCCATGCTTTAAGTAATCCAGGGAACTCACCAGCCTCCTCATACAATATAAGCTTACCTCTAACCCCCCTAGCCTTATCTGGTTTATTATTAAGTGACTTACCTATAATCTCACTTTTAAAGCCAACTTCTATCTTATTAGAGTAATGAGAAGCTCTCAAATGTAATAACGTATTATGTCTTTGGGAGTGCTTAAAAAAACCTGTATGTTGATTTATAAAGTTACCTATATCTTGTGCTTTATTCAATATACCATCCTTAACTAAATAAGTCTCCTCAGCTGCAAATACAAAGCTACTACTCTTAGGAATCAAATGAAAATTCCTCCTTAGCATACTAGCTCCCTTAAATGAATACCCTTTACCTCTACTCTTCAATACACTAGCATGCTTACCTAACTTCTCAGCTTCTTCTAAATAGTGAAAGTAATAATAGTCATAGTCCCATATATCAGGAAACCATTCTTCTCTAGTACCTTTAACTTGCATACCCATTCTTACCTTTTCTTTATCTTCCTCTTTGTACTTTACTTTCATTATTCTACTAAAGTTAAGATAAAAGTAATAATACCCAGGTATCCAATCACTACCTATACTGTAACCTTCTATACTTCTCCTAGTCTGCTCTACCCAATACTTATAATAAGGACTATCAGGATAAGGACTATATGGGTGTTTAGTGTAGTACCCATACTCATCAAAATGTGCAGCTTCCTCTCTAAACTTATCTACATTAGCAAGCTTATGCCCAAAATTACACCCAACTTCTACATCAGCTCCTACATCTCTATTGTATGGACTAACTAAACTCAAGTTCTTTTCTAACATCCCCTCTTAATTTATTCTCACTTAAATTACTTTCTTCATCTACCATATCTATAGCCCCTTTCAAACTCTTCAGTAATTCAGTTTGCTTACTTAATATATCACTATACTGTTTAGGATTATGTATCAGTTTGCCATTCAAGTCTCTCTCATCTAAATCTACCGCAGTAAGGAAATTACGTAATTTGCCTATATTGTTTATTATATCCCTAAGAAACTCCTTAGTATGAGACTTATCTAATGTAATCATAGAGTTGACTGCATTATTTATTACTTTATCATCTCTATAATCAACAGAATAACCAAACACTAAATCAGCTACTACTTTAACTCTTTCATTCTTATGATATTCCCTAAAACTGTTATCAGGGTTCATACTAGTTATAAAATACACAAATGATATTTCTTTTATAGCCATCTCTTTATTCTCAGACTCATCTCTATCCCAAATTTGAAAGAAAGCATCTACTCCTAGTAGCTTATCATCAAATTCAATCTTACCTTTACTATTTACTTTAATTAATCTCATTTAAACCTTGTTTTATAGTATTTAGAATTATTTTTATTTAACATCTTAAATCCATTACTCCTCAGATACGTTATCCACTCTTGTTCATACATGTAAACATCTGAAGTTTGTACTTTATTTAACTCAACTATAGTTAATTTACCGTTACTATCTATTATCTGTCCCATCCATAAATATTTAGAGTTCCAATCTTTCTTACCTAATCCCATAGCCTTAATTTGGTTAAGGTGGTTCTTAAATCTCTTCTCTATAGTCTGGGAAGTCTTACCTACATACAAAGTAGTGGGGGCATCATTACCAGCAACAGCTCTAAATATTAAATATATGGTTTGCTTACTCTCTAAGTATTTAAAATTCTTTAACCTGTTCATATCTTTTTGATATACATTATTAGTTATAAGATTAATTTTACTTTTTATAAGAGGGTAAGCATTACCTAACTCTTTTTCCATTTAAACCCGTACATAGAATTGTCGGTATCTAATTTTTTAATTATATTACTTGGATTTGGTTTATTATAATCACCTATTATCTTTATAAACTCGACACACTCATTAACATCTCCATAATCTTTATGTAATATCTCACCTGTATCTTTACTTATTATATCTATTTTATATGTATGCTTTATATTATCCCTAGAGTTCCTAAATATACCTAAAACATTATAGTCATCTTCTTTTACCCATATATAACTACCAACCTTCATGGATACTTGAGAAGTTTTCTTACTCCCATTATATATAATAGATTTTAATATCTTAGTACTCTCATTCCCATAAAGTTCTTCTAATTCTTCATAACTTTCTAATGTTTTAACTATATCTCCACTACTACTACACATAAGTAATTTCCCGGAATAGCTCAACTCTAATATTAAGTTACTCTTCTCATCATCAGTCAGATAATGATAAAAATAGACAGTAGCCTGTATCTTACCTTTAACAAATTCCTTATTTAACCAATATTCTTCTCCAGTTATGTCATTATAAAATATATATCCTTTATTCTTAGTCCATTTCAATAAAGACCACCCACTTAAATAAATTAAAGTATTAATAGACTTGTAATAATTAAAATCTATCATGTTATTCATCTTACCTTCAGTAGCTCTCCTTAATACATTATGATTAAAAGAAAAACTACCTAAATAAGGTAGTTTAATTCTCTTAACATATGTATCGTCATTTAATTTATTACCATTAGATAAAGCTCTATGTACATTATTAAAGTAATCAGATATTATACTACGTATCTTAGTCTTACGTATCTTAGGGTATTTAATAATTAAATCATCTAATACTTTATTAATTAAATATATATCTGTCCTTTCCATTAGAGCTTATCCATCGTATTACTATTCAATGTAACATCTGTAATACTATGCTTTATTTGGTCTTTAAGTATCTCCTTAACTAAATGAGGAACTAAAGGTATCTCATAAGCTTTAAATCCTTTCTCTCCATAGAAACTACTTAATCCATCAACATGAAATAAGAAACCTCCATCAACTTTGATACCTTCCTCCAATAAAAACTCTATATATACATTTAACTGTAATATACCTTTATCATGTCCTACATCTCTAAAATCTTTCAATATTCCAGTCATTCTAGCAGGTAATCTTTTCTTATCTGCCTTATACTGTTCACTTGTAAATGCTTTACTAAACTTAAAATCCCCTACATAATATTTACCTGTTATCTTATTCTGTAATAAAATATCAACTGTATAACCCATAGCATACTTTTTACTACCTTTAGGAGTCTCCATTCTAATTATATTAAAATTCTTATCTATCTGCTCCATTAACTTCTTGGCATTCTCATCTAATTTAGTAATAGGGATTGCATTAACTCTATCCATCCACCACATTTCACAATACTCATGCCCAGTAGTACCTAAAGCACTACTACGTTTGCCGAGAAGTCTCCAATACTTTCTTACACTTGCAGGATTAGTTAAAGCATTACCTTCCCTTGTATTCTTTTTAGCTACCATAGAGCTAACTATATTAGCATCAAAAGGCTTAGACCATTCCTTTATATGTTGTGTAGTACTTTTTAATACTACTCCATCCATTGTATAAGTATGTGAAGGGTCATCATATGTAAACCCTTTCTTGTTATTTATCTTAGTTCTTTTATTCGAATTACTTTTTTTAATATTCAAGTCCATATCTACTATTATTTAATACCATTGTTAATTTATCTTTGTTTTCTTCAGTATTCTCTACATAGTAAGCTCTACCATGTACTACCATGAAAATCTTAAAGTCATTCTCATTAACTATGAAGCTTTCTAATAGAATATCCTTAAATACTAAGGTTTCTAACTCATAGTTTCCCTCATTCATTTTTTTCTCCTTATCTTTATCTATTGATATAATCTCTATTATCATCTTTGCATTATCTTTATGATTTTATCTAATTCTTCATAACTATGTAATTTACCTCTAAATAAGTTAATAAACATTATAGTGTATCCTTCCCCATCGTCATCTTCAATCTTAGATTTCCTAGCATACTTTACCATATCATTAGATTCAAATAAAATAACATCATCAACTACTTCCATCCCATCTCTTAATAAAGCAATACCATTCTTTTCAAACTTAGTACTTGTTATTTGTTTAAATCCATTCTCTTCTAAGCATTTTAAAAACTCATTTTCCATTCTAATCTATTTATATATTAATTACTAATTTTATTTTTTTTATTTATTTTATTATTATAATAAATTAAGATAAGTTAAATACTTATTATTTTTTTATTTATACTTATATTAAATCTTACTAATAATTCCTTCGGCTCTTTGTTTCTTTTACGAAGTTACAAAAAATAATTGAGACTTACAAGTGCCTAAAAATAAAAAAAGAGGGGTTAGAGCTATGAAGGTTGATAGGTAAGGCAGGGTAAAACTAAAAAAAAATTACAAGTAAATAATGAGAAGTACTAAGTAAACTAAATAAAATAGAGCTTACACTTTTTGATTGAAAGAAGACTTAGTATGCACGCGTCCAATGGAGGGTAAGAAAACTCAAAAACTAAATTTAACTTTAGCTTATATAAGTATTTAGCTTTATTAAAATATAACAAATTGCACTTAAGACCCTACCAGGGATGTAGGCTGTATTAGAGACTTCATAGCCCTTTTAGCCTCCACAAGTAAATTCAAATTGTATTGGGTGGGATAGAAAGGGGAACTTGAGAGTGGGGCTGACTTGATAGGGGAGCTGTGTTATTCCTTATAAAAGTAAATGTAGAGTTGATACTTAGGGGAGGCTCTTTAAATTTCCAGAGAAAGATATACTAACTCGCCGAACATTTACATCTATGAGGCACTTAGAGCCTATAAGTAATATGAGTTATATTAAACATACATAATGAGTATTACAAAAGACACGTATTACATTTAACCATATTCTCGGAGATTTTATCTTTCTCTGGAAATTAAGAGGCATAGGATAGTAATACTAAGAACACTTATACTTTACAACAACAAAGCTACCACCCTTATCTTAACCTATCCCCACATAAAATTTTTATATATAAAATTTTTCCTAATCTATATAGGTGGGTAAATTAGAAGGATGGGAATTAGGGGGGGGGTAACTAAAATAAGGAATGAAGGAGGGAGTAGTTAGGAAGTAAATAGAGTGTTAGGGGAGGGAGAGAGGTAGGAGGGAATTTTTTTATGTGATTTTTTTGTTGGATTAAGAAAGTAGGGGAAGTCAGTTGATGTGAAATACCTATGGGGATGACCCCTACTATAATTTGAGTGGGAAACATGCGGGGGTTAATCCGTGTGTAAAGCTCAGTGCAAATACCGAAAGGCACTTAAAAAATTAGGAGGTAAATTAAAAAAATAAGCTTTATGATAAAAGCGGAAATAAGAGACGAGTTAACCATAGCTGGGGAACTTGTTAAGCCTGCGAGAGAGACGCAGGCAAATTCTAACGGAAAGATACAGTTAGAATTAAAGATTAAGACAGACCATGGTTATAGGACTGTCTACATCCCGAAAGGGTTCGCTACTAACCAGCTAGTCACTGGGAATAATGTAGTGATAGAATTCAGCCAACCTCTAGCTGGGTTGACTGGATACATAAATGAAGGAGAAGAAGTCCTTCATGGTATAGATCCTACAACAGGTAAGTTGTGGGAAGGCTTAATTAAAGGGCAAGAGTTAAGCCCTAAGTTAGAGAATCTGTTCAGTTATTCTCAAAAGGAGAATGAACTGAATAAGAAGTTAACGGCTCTAGAATCTCTGTCAGAGGAGAAATTAGAGTATTTGACTAAATATAATACAGTTGCACAATTAGTGTAACTGTATTGTAATGTATAGTACACATCAATAGTCAGCAAGACTAGTTCTATTGGTGTGTACGAATTCTTATACGTTTTAGACGTAGCCTTCAATGGCATATAAGAACACAACATGTGTGATGAGCATAGGAACAAATCATTGACAAGTCTATTACACAAGAGCTAATTTGAAGTGTAATTAGTTAACTAACTCGTATGTGGGAGTTAGTTATTAAAACTGAGAAGAAGTCCAAGTAGAATTGGATTAGGTTTCACATAGCATTATAGTGAATTGGTACAAATCGAATAATTGATGGTAGGACAAGTAACCCTACAACAGGTCGAATAGTACATAAAGTATCTATATGCAGTGCAGAACAGTAGCTAACTCTCAATACCATGAGAGAACTACCCTAAGAGATTGGGAATTACATGAGTTAAATTACATGTGGTATTAATATTATAGTCTGATTTGCTATCAATCTATTACAGACTTTAAACTCGTAAAGCATACCTAGTGTATGTGTAAGATTGGATTACCATTAATCTTAATGGTTATTGAACTCGTTATAGGGAGGGATATATAAAAACACAAAGAAGTCCTTAGGGATGAGTTGTCTATAATGCTCACGATACACACCATGCAGAGAGATAACTTCAAAGATGGTTTAAATGTGTATAACCTTAAAGTAATTTAGGGAGGTACCGAAAGCAGGTGATTACCATATAGTGGTAGGTTTGATGCTCCTAAGCATTAATTTAGTAGCATCCTAATAAGTGATTGGTTAGGGTGTTGCTTTATCTCTCAATAAATGCTAATAGATTAATAGTCTATTAGTATATATAGGTAATGTCAGTTCGATTCTGACTTGAGAGACTAGATTGCAGGATGGAGCAGTTGGTGGCTCGTTGGGCTCATAACCCAGAGGTCGTAGGTTCGAATCCTACTCCTGCTACAATACCAATATGCTGTTACTAGTCATTTAGATTAGTGATGGTGGTTGGTTAATAGTCCTAACTAGGACTAGCCCTTGATTATGAATTAAGGTGAGATACATTTGAGTATTTTGTGGGGCTTTAAAGATTACAAAGACTGAAATGTTAAAGGGGTTTAGGATTGATTGGGGGAATGTGAGGAGTGATTGGGAAGTTGTGGGTGAAGGGGGCGAAGTGCCCTTATTAGTATCCACCTAACGAAACACCAACCCACCCACCCCCACAACCTCCCCCCAATCCTAACAATACCACCAAATCCCACCTCTCAAAATAATCCCCTAAATAATAACAAATCAAATGGGCATACAGAGAGGAGGGAGAAAAGCTATAACATAGATAGTAGAGCAATCTGTATCGAAAGTAATAGCTATAAAAATAAAATTAAGTAGTCCATCTTTGTGCTGGGGTTCAAACCTAAGTATTTTATTGGACATAAATAATTATAAAGTTGATTGAGGAGGAATTGCAAGAAACTGGAGTAAGTATTAGATATATAACTATACTAATTCACATTCCATACATATTGTAATTCTTCCTTACAACACTAACAACTATAATAATATCTAAAATACCATCCTAACTTCCCAAGGGTTAGCTACATTATGTAGAGTATTGAGGGGATATTAATATCTAAATATCAGAATAACAGAGACAACCCTATATTAATATAGGAATCTTTAAAGCTATATATTTGTTTAGGTATTTATTACACTCAACTTCAATTCAGGAGTTAGAGTTAAAACATCTATCATGAAAAGTCCTATGACCATTGGTCAATCATAGGCATAAACAGTTTGTACCAGCTCTTATGATACTGAGTAATGTATCTACAAATAATTTAACTTTCTTACATAACAGTAAGCGTAGGTACAGATTTTAATGAAACAGATAATAACATATTAATCGTAAACAAAGAATTCAAATTAAAGTATTTGAATTTTCTAAATCATAAGCATGGGTTTAAAGTCATATACGACAACGTGCTGCTCCTATCTGATAAGGGGTTAGAAAAATTCTTTAATGAAATTATTAAGGAAGAGATTAAAGTTTCCGTTACATTTGACGGAAATTGGAGTAAGAGCTTAGCAGCTCTATATCAAAGAGCTTCGAATATATCCACTATGCCTGCCCCAAACGGGAGTGAGGAAGGATGGACATGGTGTAAAGAAACCATATTCTCCTAAAAAATAACGTTATCCATTTATTGGATTCACAATCTACTACGTTAAGGTAAGATTATATAGATAGAGGTAGCATTAACATTATAATATTAAGGCATCCGAAAGGTATAAGTCCTTATTTCCCATGTTGTAGGGAATTAAAATTGCATTAGTCTCAATGCGTTACTATTTATAGTAATATACAAAATGTCGAATCAATAGATATGTACTTACATAGAGGGTTGATTATAAGTGGCAGGTAGTACAATAAGTCTAACAACTTAGAAAACTATTAGTAGTAAATATAAAGAGTCATTATGTTAGTAATGATGTGGTTATATTTACAATATAGGTATACTGAACAAACCTATAAAGACGAATCTATCTTATAGCAAAACTTGCTATATAATAAAACAGAACTGGAAAAATATGTTTAAGTCTTTTAAATGAGGAGCTTAATGATATAAAGTAAAATTTATATTGTCTTCGAGAGAAGTATTGTTGGAAACTATACCAGTAGTGAAAAATAATAACTCAATAATCATAATAGTTTAGCGGCTAGATAGGATTAAAGAGTAGAAGTTTAGAAGAGTCATTACAGTTGATTGTCTGACCATACAATTCAAGCTAAGTACAGTGAAGTGATTTATCATCACGTTTACAGATTATACTTTAAAATAGTATAAGGCATTGTACATTAAACCTGAGAGATTGTAATAGGGTTTAAATATTAATACTAACATGAGCTATAACACTTCGATAATTTACAAACTCAATTATTAAAATTACTAATTTTAATAGTTGTTTGACTATTTATTTTGATGGTACGTAACGTCAATCATATAATAGTAAGTAAAAATATAAAATTTAGTACATTTTATATATGCGATATAATGGTATCTTATTTGAAAAAATAATAAGTAGTAAGTTCGATTCTTACATAGCTCCACCAAGACATTAATATATAAACCTTTAGAATTGAAATATTCACGGTAATGTCGTTAAACCTTTTTAAAGGTTACAAATTATATAATTAAATAGAATTATTAATTAAATACATATATTATGGCAGTAATATTAATAGTATCTCTAATTGGTTGGATTCTAATAGGGATATTAAATAAGAAATTAATTACAGGAAGCTATATAGCCACTCTTGTATTACTATTAATAGCTAATGGAACAATGTTAGCTATTATATAAAAAAACTTAAATCCTACAATATTGTAGGTAACAGTATAAACAAAATTAAGTTATGAAAGATAACAATAATTACTCAGAAGGAGTAAAAGAATTAGCTATTTTTATAATAGCATTTTTTGTCTTTATGCTAGTAATGACTAGCATAATGAAAGGTCAAGACAGTTGGCAACTTGCCAATGATGACTATGGAATATGTGTCCATAGTGAAGAGTCTAAAGTAGGCTCAATAGAAGTGTTTAAATTTCAATTAGTGAAACAATTCACTTACAAATTGAAATTTAAAGGAAGTCAAGATATTAAGGTAACAGTAAACAATACTGTACTCTATCTTAATGAAATGA